GTTGTAGCAGGTCCACAACTTAATTCAATATATGACTAATGGCATGGTATAGTAGATTCATAGGCAGTAAGCCTCAAGCAACAACAGAAGTAGTTGAAGGGTATCAATCATTCTCTACACCCTTCCAAAGGGTAGGAGGTGCAAACTTATCACTCCCTTATGTCAATGGTAGATATCAGGTGGCAGGATACATCCCCTTCGGGCAGGATAACATGTTCCCTGAGCTACTTAATCAATTATACTATACTTCACCATTGCACGGTGCAATAGTGGACTTCAAGACCAATGCAATAGTTGGTGGTGGATACACACTTGAGACTGCTAAGATGTCCAGTGAGGATAAGTTGAAGCTGTACACCTTTGAAAAAAAGATGAAGCTCAACAAGACCAGTAAGGCTATAGCTCAGCAGTTGATTGTTCACCACAGAGTGTACTTTAAGCTATGCTATAATGACAAAGGTGAGCTGTATAAGATTTACAATGTATCACCTGAGAAGGTCAGAGTAGCCAGAGATAAGGTAACATACTTCCTTTGTGATGACTGGAGTGCTCGCATTGATGTAGTACCTATCAAGAGGGCACATCCTACCAACAGAGACCTTGAACAACTATATGTATATGAGATAATGACCTTGGGTCAAGAGTGGTATTCTTTGCCCCAGTACACTTCTGCACTTAATTTTGCATTTTTGAGTGGCGAACTGTCGTTTTTTGCTAAGAGTAACATCCAAAACTCAGTGTTCCCTTCCTTTGCTATGATGTTTCCTAAGAGACCACAGTCTGAGGAGGAGAAAAACATGATTAAAAACACGATTGATAGGTTGAAAGGTGCTGCTAATGCAGGTAAGGCTGTTGCATTCTTTGCCAACTCAGCAGAACAATTACCAAAGATTGAGTCACTACCAGTCAACAACAATGATAAGCTGTTCCATGAAGCATCTGCACTCAACACTGAGCAGATATGTTTCTCACACACCATTGACCCTATACTTATGGGAGTAAGGACCACAGGAGCACTTGGTGGTGGTGCTGATATTAAGCAGGCATACGTTGTATTTGAGAAGAATGTAGTGATGCCATTGAGAGACCAAGTGGAGGAGATAGTAAATGAGCTCCTTCAACTGGCTAAGATACCAGGCAAGTACATGATAAACAACTTCCAGATAATAAATGAGACTATTGTAGAGATAGAGGGTGATGCATCCAAGACAGCAGATGCCATCAACTCATTGAGTCCACTTGTAGCTACCAAAGTATTGAATGCAATGACTCCAAACGAGGTCAGAGCACTTGCATCCCTTCCTCCTATAGAAGGTGGTGACATCATACCAACAGAAACACCTGCACCATGAATTACTTTATAACAGAGACATACCTTAAGACCAACACACCTATCACAGCCAACGTGGATGTGACTGATGTAACTCCATACATAGCAACACAGGCTCAGCTTAGAATAATGCCTATCTTAGGAACAACATACTACAACTATCTGCTTACTGCATACAATGCTCAGACCTTGACAAATGATGAAGAGGACCTTGTTTTGTTCATTCAGCCAGTGATAGCTTGGAGGAGTGCAGAAGATGCTATCTTTGGGCTCACTTACCAACTTAAGAACAAAGGATTGCAACAGCAATTTGGTGACTTCTCAACATCTGTAGGTAGGTCAGAGGTTGCATTCGGCATGGAGCACTACGCACAGAAGGCTTCATTCTTTGAGCAACGGTTGATTAGATACTTGATTGCTAACAAAGCATTGTATCCTGGCTTCACAGATCCTACCAACAGAGATACTGACCTAAGACCTATGATTGATGCATGTGATTGTAATTGTGTGGGGCAGTGCCATAGTGGATGCCCATGTGGAGGGATGAGAGAAAATGGATACAACAACTCAATACTGATATTGTAATGGCATTTAATGAGATAGCATTCACTGTAATAACAGTACTAATGTCAGTGATAGGATACTTCCTTAAAGCACTACACACAGACCTTAAGGCAGTGATAGAAGAACAAAAGAAAGTAATTGAGACTCAAGGAAGGCTCAAAGGTAAGATTGAACTGGTAGACAATGAGTCCAGGTTCAAGTATGAAGCCATTGAGAAAATGACTCAGCTTGAGATTAAGCACCTTGCAGAGCAAATCAGTGAGCTCACTCAGTCAGTAAAGAAACTAATAGAAGTACAACTAACAAGATGAGTATAAAACAAAGATGGTGTGCTAAGACTCCCAAGTTCTGGAGAAAAGTACAGAAAATATCAATCATTATCGGAGCTGTGGCAGGTGTAATCATATCTGCCCCAATTGCCCTGCCTGCAGTAGTAGTGACCTTGAGTGGATATGCAATCACTGCAGGTACTGTGGCAGCAACTTTATCACAACTAACAATAGAAGACAATGACCAACGTAAAGAACTACACAGACAAGCAACTACTTGATAGAGTACAGGGCTTAACATCTTACTTCTGGACTCCAACTGACATGTGGCTGCTATTTGTGCGGTCAAATGAAGATGCAAATGACCTCTTTGATGACAAGGTGTACATATTCAAGGGTACATCCTTCCAGTTTGTGACCTCTTGCACCACTAACAAGGGCAACAAAGGAACGGCTGTGATGGTGGCTGACCAGTGGAACTATGAATCATATGCCTATGGACTACATAGAGGCAAGATGGAGGCTCTAAGACAGGTAAAAGGCATACCATACAGAAGAGACTACACCGTTGATGGTAAGACCAACCCCACTACAGAGATAAAGAGTGACATTATATTCATGAACATACATGGAGCAACCTATAACAAGGGCTCACAACAAGTGGCAACTAAGATAGGTGGATGGTCAGAAGGCTGTCTGGTCCTTAACAACAACCCAGACTATGAACGTATGGTCAAGATGGCAAAAGATCAGGCAAAAGTATCAATGGTAATAATAAATGAATTTTAACATGGCAAAGAAAGTAGGCAGACCTAAGAAAGTTGATCTAATTATTGAGACCAACAAGGCAGAAATTGAGTATCACAAGGATGGCACTAATCATGACCTCAAGTATGATGGTAAAAAAGTGGATGTACACATCTCAAAGGATGAGACTGGCACCAAAGTAGAGGTGCAGTCTGAGAATAAGTTCCTCAAAGCTATTGCAACCTTGGCATCCAAGTTCATTGTGAAGAGGTTTAAAAAGAAATAGTACCTGCATACTTACCATAAGAACAGTTAGCAAGTCACCCCTAACCCCTTCAAAAGAGGGGTTTTTTTATGTCTAATTATCCCGCCTTATCCCGCCAAGACCTGATATTTCAGTTATCAACAATTACATGTTAATAAATATCTTTGCACAAATTGTTAATTAAATTTTGCAGTTAAGAAAATTTAAGTACATTTGTAAGGTAATCAAAAACAAAGCAAATGAAAAAGTTTATTAAAGAATGTGAAGAGTGCCAAGGTAACGGCAGAACTTACACCAACAGTACTTGGGATAATGACCCTCAATATGATGTATCTTATGAATGCAAGTATTGTGAGGATGGTCACATCCAAGATAGTGAGTCACTCAATGAAGCTATTGAGGATGCTCAGTACATGATTGATGGTATGATCACTCGCATCAGATTGACATCAGATAACATCAAGATGGCTTCTAAGTTTGAGATGTTACCAGACTTTGTTGCAAGCTACAAAAACAGACTACACACACAGGCAAGAGCACTTGCAAGACTTGAGATGTACAAAGCTAACCTTCAAAACTTATAATCATGAATGAGAATCACAGAGCAATACTTGACACCCTAATAATGGGGTGTTTCATTGTGGCAGTCACAACCTTCCTTATTATCATAGGAGTAATAGGATGATAAATTTAGCAATAATTAACGGGTGGGATAGGTTTGATGAGAGCCTGTACTTCCGTTACCTAAAAGCACTAAACAATGTGGACAATACACTATCAAGTATTCACGCAAGGAGCGTGGAGGAAAACCAGCAAGACCGTAAAAGCAGACTCAGTGAGTCAAGCAAAGGTGAAGGCAGACATTTGGGAGAAATTAATAATTAAAATAGAGAGGATATGAAACAGACAGCAGTAGAGTGGTTGGAAAGTGAAATTAAACATATTATACCAGATGATTTTTTAGTGAAATTTGAGCAATCAAAGCAAATGGATAAAAAACAAAAAGCAGAAGAATACTTAAAAGGCTTCAAAGATGGTAAAGAGTACCAAATAAAATTAGATGAATTAACCTTTAAATCAGAATAAATGAAGCCAAGGAACAAAGCAAACAACATCTACAACTCAGCAATTGAGCTGCATGGTGAACAGGAAGCCAAACAACAAGCAATCAAATCAGCAGAGGCAATCAAAGCCCTGGCACCAATTGAAGTTCAGCACCTGTGGAGTGAAGTAATAACACTAATTAAAGAGAAATGATACAATACAAAGTATGGCTTGAGGATAGCTGTGAGCCCGAAGGTGGATTTTGGTGGTACTGCCTACTGGATGAGAACGGCTACCTATATGATGAGAACTATCCTAATGAAGAGAGAGATACCATCCAGTGGTACATTGATAATGGATATAAAGTGGAGGAAGTATGAGTATCAAGGACCACATCAGAGAACGCTATCCACATGAGAACTCAAAGGTTATAGCTCAAGACCTTAACATCTCACTAAGCAAAGTGTACAATATAGCCTTTGATTTAGGCATAAAAAAAACACCTGAGTATCTTAAGTCAATGGCTGTAATTAGTAACCTATCTGAGAGAGGCAAAGAACACCAATATAAAAAAGGACTTGTTCCTCACAACAAAGGAGTCAAGATGCCAGATGAGGTGTACAATAAGGTCAAGCGGACCATGTTCAAAAAAGGTACTAAGCCTCACAACACTCAGCCAGTAGGAACTATCAATCTAAGATTAGATAAAAACAACAGAGTATATGCATACATTAAGATTAGAGACTCATACTGGAGGCTTATACATAGAGTGATTTGGGAGCAACACAATGGACCAATACCATCCAAGCACATTGTGACCTTCAAGGATGGCAACGCATTGAACTGGGATATAAGCAACTTAGAGTGCATCTCCATGAAACAGAACATAAATAATAACAGTATCCAAAGATACCCTGAAGAGCTGCAACAGGTAATGAAATTGACAGCAAAATTAAACCGTAAAATAAATGGCAAGGAACAAAATTAGTGATCTACGTGACCACCTCTTCGCATCACTTGAAAGAATTGATGATGACTCATTAACACCAGAACAAATTAGAGCAGAGGTTGACAAAGCCAAGGCAGTTGCTCAGATAGGTTCTGTGATTATTAACTCAGCAAAGGTGGAGATTGACTTCATTAAGGCTACTGGAAGGATTGACTCAGCATCTGAGATATTCAAGTCAGTGGACCAAAAGAAAATAGCATGAATCAACACAAGATGTACAGGTGCATAAGACTCATGGAGCTCCTACAGGATAAGTACAGGTGCATCACTACCATTGCAAGGTACTTGGGTGTAAGTCACCGCACAGTGTACCGTTACTTTGAACTATTCAAGGCATTAGGGTACTCAATAGATAAGGATACAAATAATAAATACCAATTAAGACATGGCAGAAGAAGCGAAAATGGCACTGTTCACTTGTGTAGTGGCAGCAATAGTAATAATCATAGGAATAATTTACAATGATAGAACAAATAATTGAGCACATCAAAGAGCATGAGCTGAACAAACCAAGCAGAGCAAGAGAATATGTGTACAGGAGATCGTTCCTGTGCTACCTACTTAAGAAACAA